TACAGTTTCTTGTTTCACAGCTCTGTCCCTTATAGTAATGTTAATATTATGAGCAACAGAATCTTTGGATTTGGAATCATTGGATTCAGTTGCCTCTTCCTTTGTGTCTTCAGTTTCAGTAACTTCAGCCACAGCTTCTTCCTCGTCTTTCGACTCTTCTTCGGTTTCAACTGCGGTTGGTTGTACTTCACTTTCAGGCACGTCGGTAGTGAACTCGTCCACGATTTCCGTGACTTTTTCCACAATGTCCTCAGCGAGGCGTTGCTTCATTGCCACGTTTTCTTTTGGAGTGAGCTCGTCTTTGGTTTCGCTCATTTGAGTTTCTCCTTCGTTAATATTGCTTGTACCATTTTCGGCGTCCACAACGTCGCTACCCTTAGCCCTTGTTGCTTCAGCTTCTTTATGGTCGATAGTTTTTGCACGCGGGTCGTTTCCAGTCAATACCATTGAGATTTCCCGCAAAATCCCGATAGGTTCTTCAATATCTAATCCAACGCCGTAATAGCCGTCTGGGTACCAATCAATCCCCGTGGAATAACTAGCGTCTTCAGAAATAGCCCAAGCGTGGTCTGCTAGGCTGTCGTTATTAGCGAAATACATACGAGCATGGAGCCCGTCGCTCTCTAGCCATACCTTGCAAGAGCCGAATTGTTTTTCAATTGTATCAATAAGCTCACCGTCAACAACTTGTCCGTGGTCGGCCTGAGCCTTCACGGTATATTCTTCAGTTTGCTTATCTGGGTTTGTATTAAGTGCCTTAATTGCAATAGGTTTGCCATCTCTGCCCATAACATAGAGATTTTCTAAGTCACGAATTTCACCCGATTCCATAATCTGGCCGGAATTGGCAAGAATGTTCCGAAACCTACGCTCTTCCGAGTTTTTTGCGTCTTTAAGCACTGTAGCGTCGTAGAACTTCATAAGGCAAGCATATCATACTTTTTATGGTTTGTCTAGATTTTGTTTAATGTCGCACAATAAGAAAAGGCCGAGCGGAATTGCCCGGCCTGAGGGGAATTAAAATTGCTATTCTTTGGTTGTTAGGACGTTGATAAGTCGCTCAATCTTCGTTATAACTCTTTGTTTCTCGTCTTCGGAGATACCCACGTCTGGATTAAATGAAACAAGCACAGCGGCACCGATTTGCTGTACGTTAGTATGAGGAATTGAGCGTAAGCTACACAACATAATCCTTGCCTCGTCTTCGTCCTCACAATATGTTGTACTCATATAGGATAGCATATAATCACCCCCTTAAAGTGCACCCCCCTCGGGCCTATTATACCACAAAAAACCGTCTCTCAACGGACGGTTTTTTGCTAAAGAGGTGCTTTTATTGTAGCACAACTATTTCACACGGTAAATAGTATCATTTGCGAATAAGCCGTAGCCAGTACCGTGGGTCCAGCCAAAGAAAACGGTTTTGCCGGTTTTCTTAGATACCCAAGTATTAGCATATTGGTTCATTTCATTACCCCAAGCGATTTTCCCCTCGCATTGCTTCATAATGAGGCCCATAGTATCGCCAGCCACTACGTCCCAAGATTCACATTTTTCCACAACTGGTTCTGGAGCTGGAGCAGGCTTGATATAAGCCTTTGGTCGATAGAATCCAATAAGGTTTTTGAGGCTGATATTGATAATGTTTGTTGCAGCACCACCACCGTCGCAAGGTTTACCGCCTTGGTTTTCACCTAGTAATGCTACATAGCCGTTATTTGCTGGGCCTAGAGCCATACCTACGTGTCCATATTGCCCACCGTCAAAGATAAGCCAGTCACCTGCTTGGATTTCGTTTTTGGCCTCTGCCCAATACACTTCAAAATCGTCACCAGCGTTTTGGTCGGCACAATTCAACATACCCTTAGCCATACCAGTACCACAGGTAGAAACGTCACGACCAGCGTACGAGTACCAGAAGCTCCGTGCCAATGAAACGCACTGGGCTCCAAAACGATTCGAGGCATAAACGCAAAGCCCATAGGTAGCGTTCTTAAAAGCCTCAGGTGTAGAAGTGTCAAAGGTTTCAATGGTTGCCCCTAAATCAGCATATTCACCGTCTGATAAAGATACCCCAGTATCAATATCTTCAAACTTGCCACCGTCAATCTCTTCCACGGTAGGAATTGGTTCGTCTAGTATTTGCTCGATTTCGATTATTTCGCCCATATCGTCTTCTACTGCCGCTGGCTTTTGCTCGGCAGAATATTCGATAGTGGCTTCGTATTTGTCTCTCTCTATTTTTATGTTTACTGTTGCCCCCGTAATACAGCCAATAGCGGCCAACACTGCGGCTACGATAAAGGCTGCGAATTTACCCTTGTCCATAAGACCCTTTCTGTTAATGGTTACAACTTAATCATAATAGTTTTTATTTTTAATGTCAAACAGCATTGATTTTACGACATTTGATTATTTTTCCCCAGGGTATAATAATGTAACAGTTTCTGGTGAAACGACCATAGTGTCCACCAAAGCACAAACTGCGGGTACTTATGTAATACTTGCAATTGGGTCAATGTCTTCCTCAGACCAGACATTTATAACCTGGACATTAAAGCAAAATGGAACACAGATTGCTCAAACATTCTCTGACCCTGTAGCTAGAGCACACGCCATAATTATTACCCAAGCTATCTTAAATCAAAACGATATTATAACGCTCACAGTAGATGGAACAGGGACAACCCTTACAAGGCCTAATGGTATCTTACTCTTAAAAGTTGGCAATGCTACTAGCTAGATTTTGTATAATAAATAGTAATATAAGCGGTAGCACCACTACGGTCAGCACCACCTACGTCAATAGAGATATTCGTACTATTTATCAACAATACTATACCATAATTTAATGTTACAATATTCACAAATGGCAACGGTAATACAGTCCCGTTACCTAATTGTGCAAAACCACGAACGTCAATTATTCTATCGTATGTAATGCCATGAGCAACGTCTTTAACTCCACCATTAGGCAACGCTCCAAAATATACCGTTTTGCTGTAAATAGTCTCACCGTTAAGCCAGGTCATTTCTGTTGCTTGTTCGGTACTACTATATTTGCTTAGCGACATAGTCGTCCAATCAATGTTGGACGACCTCACTTGGTTAAGCCCAATCTGTTCAGATTTTACAGACCTATCAGCGAGGAATCTATTACCCTGCACTTTTGCCCAAGGCTTAGTATTGCCCGTAAATACCCAAGCCGAATTATCAATAACAGTAATCCCGGCCTTCACTTTGATAGTATATAGAATCGCATAATAAGCAGTCGCACCAGAAGCTCCGTCGGCAGTAATAGCCGTACGAATTGCCGTATCGTCTGGAGCTACTGGAGTACCAGAAGCGATACCTTCTACAGCGATAATTCCACAAGCCCCAGGATTATCAATATCTGTATCGTTTCCCGTTGGTGGATTGTCCACATAAGCTACAATTACGTCTAAACGGTCGTTTGAAGCCGCTGCCGTTGCGATAGGCACATTGATTGGACTGCCAGAGATATTATTGATTGTTGTTTTGTTTCCTGCATTATCTTCGGCCACAGCTACGTCACGGTCTATACCATTACCGCCCATATCTACGCTCATACCGCCACCAGCGGCAATGTCCCAGCCATTAAGCACACCACTTGAATATTGTGCCAAGTTGTCATTAAAGGCATTTACAGACGTTCTACCACCATACGCACCGTCTGTACCAACTGCGTTGTTTGGATTAGTCATTTGTTTTTTCCTTTCTTATTAGTTTATCGTATTCGCTAAAAGTAACTACTTTCATTTTTACCTTTACAGCATTGCATTTCGGGCAATTAAGCACGCAATCAATGCTCTTATCGGTGTCCCCAAGAATCCAGCCACATTTTGGGCACCTTATCTTCACACCGCCCATTATTCAATCACCTCGTCGAAGTAGCAACGACAATTTACGTGTGCGTCCGGGACTCTACCGTCGTCATTCCAACTTGAATGCTCCCAAGATACGACTTCGCCGTCTGCAGTTTTTACTGAATCAGGGAACGCTTCACCAAGCTCTATCTCTGTGCCTTCCATTGCCGCACATACGTCACAAACGTCACCGTCTCCAGAAGTACGCCATACTAGCTTCACCTTAAGCCCATATTTTTCGGCCAGCGACTCGTCTTGTTCTAAGCGTCCAGAGCGTACCGCATAATTAGTCTCATTTCTTGCGATAATCTCAGCTCGCTCCTTTGAAACTACTTGCGACAACTTTGTTTTCATTTCTTCTGCACTTAAATCCTCGGCAAGCACTTCTTTCATACGTTCTTGAATGTAATCTGCATAGCCACCAACCAACATTTGGCTTCTATTAGCAATTCTATTGCCCAAAGCCTCGGAAATATACACCGAGCCGTCTGAGAGTGCCTTTTTTATCTCATTTGCCACGTCTTTATTGGCTAGCATTGATAGAACTTTCGCTCCCTTTTTTGCCCCTAAATTAGCGTTATTTTCAAGCATTTCGGTCATTTTTGCGATAATTTCGTCTAAATCTACCTTTCCAGCGGTATTTTTTACAATATTTTCGCCTAATTGTACGAGTAAATCGTACACTTGACGCTCTTGCCTATTCATTGGTGGCAATTTATCTAAAGAATGCTCACAAGTACAATGCTTATGGTCGCATTTCTTTATAGTTTCAGCCTCTTGAGGCTCTTTTTCGGTCTTTTTTGCGTCAATAGTAGCAGAAATAGCTTTCGGCTTGGAATATTCAAGCTCATAAGGTGCATTGAGTTTATTTTCCAACGCACTTTGGTAAATACCGTCTGCGGCAGCCTTCCAATTATCGCTAAGTTTCAAAGCTTCTACTGCGGCAGCTGCTGAAGCCCCTGCAGAGATAAGACTGATAAGTGATTCGCTCTTTACACGGTTAATATCTGCCTTAGCTTTTTCACGTTCAGTAAGTTCCGGAATTTCTAGGTCAAAACTAATGCCATAGCCAAGCCCACCGCCGAGGATTCGCTCTAATTCATGTTGGAATTGGTTCCAGAACGCAATCAAAGCAGGGTAAACACGGCGTTTGGTGAACTGGTGGTCGCTAAGCTCTGCGTTGTCATACTTGGCCGAGGAATCGTCCCCAAGAATAAAGTTAGACACGCCAACCGACTTATTAAGCCGGTCATTCACAATATCTACAATCTCACGAATTGCAAGCGTAGAGTTATTACCCTGAATCGTCTTCACTTCTACCTGGTCGGTGCTTGTACCAGTATCATTATCGAATTGTCTCCAAGCATACACTGTCTTGTTACGATTTCTGGCACCCTTGAGATTATTTTCTAACTCATGGCGAGTTTTCTTGTACAATTCTTCTGAACTTGCCGTAATAAATGTAATAGTGGCAGGAATAGCACCATTCTCGAAGTAGGCTCTCTGGTACTGTGCGATTAAATCGTCAATCTGTGCCCAAATACGCACCGAGGAAGCTGGTGAAACGCCACGCTGTACGTCTCTTGGGCTGCGAGAAAAACGCAATCGCATGACTTGGCTTTCGTCTAAAGTTTCCATACCATCTACGGTCATTACTTGCCATTCCCAATTTCCATAGCCTAGATAGATACGGCTTTGAGGCGGCAAAATAGTGTAGCCAATAACCCGGCCCTTGTCGTCTCTCCATAGGTGTACGTCTAGCTCGTCTTCAGTAAGCCAAGTAGCGAACATTAAATCGGCAAATTCGCTCCAGCCCATTTCGTCATTAGGGTTCTTAAGCCAGTAAAGCTCTGGCGTCTTGCTATAATCTAGTTTTGTGCCACGGTCTGTAACACCATAAGGCATAACTGACTTCATAGCGTCAATTAGAGGCCGGACCTGTGCGAATATATTCTCGTAGTCGCTACAAAGCGGACTTAAATAAAATTGGTTGCTTAACTCTTGCGAGAATCCCCGCACCTTTTCTTTTTTTCTAGCGTCCATTATGTTGCGTACTGCGTCAATCACTCTCATTGGACACCTCTACTTTCTTCTTAACACTTTTCTTTGTCTTCTTAGCTGGTTTTCTCTTAATAAGTTCCTCAAGACTTGTCGAGAATTTTACGCCATCAGTAAAGAACGGCATTTTGCCAATACCGTTCTCAAATACTGCCTTGTAGCATAATTCACGTCCCTCTGGCGAGGCAAAGCTCACCTTGCGGACGTTCAAATGTTTCTTGGCGATAAAATCCTTGAGTTTCTTGCCTCTGTCCCCACACATAACGCAGTCTTGAAAAACGCAAAGGATTTCTTTACTCATTATCGCTCTCCAATGCTCTTGTTATATATTTCTCAATAGCCCCGTCGGTAGCTTTCGATAATCTATTAAGCCCAGTTTCACCACCAGTTAGATAAGCCCGCAATACGATTTTATCGTCCGTGCTAAGTTTCTCACGAATAAACTCTTTGGCGTAGTCTTCCTCGAAACACGAAGCCAAAACGCTATCGGCTTCTCTAACGTCTTCCTCGGTCTTGAATTTCAAACCGTTAAGGCGTAGTTTCTTTTCTGCGTCAATCTTTGGCTCGCACATACGACCCTTGAAATCGATTGGCTCTAATCCGTTGAAGTGCAACATTGCTCTTTGCTCCTTTCTTGTTGCTATATTATAACTCGAGCATATCATATTTTTACCATTATCGCAATTGTGGTATAATAAAATTGCGAAGCACCTTATGCACCACAATAGTTTCTCGACAATCTTAATGTATGAAACGATTTTCTACACTCTCAATGATATTCAAGGTCAAGGCATAAAAATAAAAATTTGTCCAAAAAAAGAATGGCCGTTAGTCGCACCGGCCACTTCTTTTTGGTACTCCCTAGACTTCTTTAAGCACTAGATAACGCAAAGCAATTCCAGATTTTCCAATTTTATCAGATAATTCAATCGAGCCAACCTTGTCAATCTCTAAACCGCTAATGTAATAGTAATGAGCCTTTTCACACCCTTGAATAGAGTATGCGAGATTCTTGTAACCCTCATACACGAAATTGTAGTTTCCCTCGCCAATTTCTTTATCAAAGAACGCCTCAATTTCTTTGCTTGTTTCTTCCTTTGTTAAAATAATCGCTTCGTAAGTTTCCTTTAACATTTTATTCTCCTCTTGGTGGGGGAGAATCGCTCTCCCCCCTTAATTTTATTATACATTATTAGTCGTCGTAACCGTGGCGTCTATCATAATAATCAATGTAATCTCTCATAAATTGTTCGTGTGCTAGCTGTTCTTCTCGCTCTTTAATTTCTTTGTATTTGTCTTCGTCATTCACTTTGAATTCCTTTCCGTTTATTTATTATATTCTTATTATATAGCACAAGCCGTTATAAGTCAACTACTTTTTTCACTATTTTCATAAAGTTTTCCACAGGCTACCATTGCATGCGGTGCTTACTTAAATCGTCTATCGCATAGCGTAAAGCGTCCATTAAATGGTCATTGCCGTCCTCTGGCTCATCTAAAATCTCTCCACTGCGCTTTTTACGCCACGCATAACTCAAATACTCACGCTTGAGATTTTGACCACAATATAATATCTGCCGTTGGCTCACACGGTCTATCCCACGCTTCACCGAGCCTGGATTCTTGTCAGCGCTTACAATTCTGAATCCAGCCGCTTTAATCTCGGCTATAATCTCAGGTCTCGCACCATCTGCTACTATCAGCACATTAGGGTCTATTCCAATCTGGCGGAGTGTATCGACATACTGGGAGCCGAGCAAACCTTTGCGATATAATTTCTCGATTATACCTATTTTTCTTTTATCCTGTTCTTGCACTACTGATAAGCTGCCATCCTCAAGCTCATATACAGCTACCATAGCTGTTTCATCATTAGAAAATCCAAAGTCTAGGCCATAGCGAATGAGCTTGCCTTTATGAATATCTGCCACCGGCATTTCTTCCCAACCACTATACACATTGCCTTCTAGCGTTCCAATTTGGCCCAATCCATAGACTGTCCACCAATTACTAGGCTCTTCCCCTTGCTTCGGCTTACGGCTCTCGATATTCTCCCGCTCTTGCTGGCTTAACGCCTCATTATCTAAATAAGTCAAAGTTAAAAAGGTGGTTTTCTCTGGTTTCTTTTCTATAAGCTCTTCATGAGCCCAAAACTTGGCACTAGGGTTGTAGTCTATAATCACAAAGTCCCTAGTACGGGTAGCCAATTGGTCGAAAGTTTCATACGGCACACCGTTAGCCTCATTAACAAACAAAACATCACGCCTCGGCCCACGTGCGGTCATATTATCAACAGACAAAAACTCAATCTGCGAGCCATTATCAAAAGTATAAATCTTACTAGACTTATTGAAGTTCTCCGGCTTCCACCGATTCGTCTCTTGTAGAATCTTTTTCAAATCACGCATTGTACCAGTCGCAAGGTGATTATAAGTCATGCCAGCAACTGTGATAAGCGAATTTGGGTAGCTCTCGGCATAGCCAACCAACAAAATCATAATCGAAAAAGTCTTCGAAGCACTAGCACCACCCTGTATAACCTTATAGAAAGTTTGCTCAAGGATTGCCTCGTGAATTTTCTTAGTCCCGGTTGTTAGTGCTATCGCCATCTCCGCTCCAACCCGAAGCCCGAATCGCCCTCTCTTGCTCTTCAGCTTCTTGCTTTGTTTTGTAAACTTTACCAGATTGGCCGAATTGCCAACCTATTATTTTACCCCCTGCGCTTCTAACTGCATGTACTGGCATATATACTCCTTTTCTTTATTATACCTCAAATCTGCTCTTGGTGCTAAATCTGTCCCGCAAATAGCGTCCTATATCACCATGTGAAAAACTCTCGTCGCTAGTAGATACATAATCCCATTCTCGCATTGCTTTGGCCGTACCGCTCCAAAATGCCTTTTGAATTTTCATATCGTGGTTACTCTCGCCACCAATCTCATAATAATTGCCATATAATGCCCTACTCATTGGCTCATTAGGGAATTTGTCTAGTACCGCTAACATTTTCTTACGGTTAATGAGCATAGGCTTGTGAACTGCGTAATCTAGTGTTGGCTTGCCTGCTTCTTTAAGCGTCTTCACTAGGTGGCGTAACATTTTGGTGTATTCTGTCGGAATGTTGCCGTGTCTGCCTTCAATCTTGGCAATACGTTCCTCAAGAGTCTTATTGTACATTGGTTTAAGTGTCTTTTCGTCCTTGCGTTCCAAAATAAAGAAATCGTCATTAAAAAGCCAAAAATTTTCGGTCAATTCGTCATTAAGGCACGCCTGCCTAAGCATAGCATGCACACGCTCAAACTTGTTGTACTCGGTCTGCACGCATTTCACATGCAAATCTGGCTTCAACCCGTCTGGACACCCGCCATAAAATACAACCCTATTGTACGGCCAGTTTTCTTCAACGCTTCTAAGTGAATACCGTAGCTCCTCGTTTATTTTCTCTTCCTTGACGAAATATACCACGTCATACGAGCCTTTTGTCTTGTCATTGTACCCGAATCGCTTAAATAGTGGAGAATTTGAATGTCGCACAATACATTGAGTAATAAACTCCCTGTTCTTTTTATTTGTCTGTCGCTTGCGTATGCTCTCCAGTTTCCTAATAAGACCCTCTAAACGCTCTAGCGATAATTCACCCCGGCATAAAGATTCGTGGTCGTCAAAATAGTGGTTAATAAGAGTCTGAGGTGCTTGATATAGCCCACCGTTAGCCATAATAGCTCGAACATTGAAAATCTCGTCTTCGCCGAATTGCATGCCGGCCTCAAACTTAATCCTGTGCTTATTTATGAAGCTACGCTTGTATATTTTATTCCACACCATAGCCCAACGGCGTGGCAATGCGAACATATCATAATGCCCCTTTATAACATTATCTTTGAAACAACCCTTGCTACTATACCTATATTGCCCAAATTGGTAGATATTAAAATCATGCCGAGTAATCCGTGTCATAACGTCCAAAGCGTCCTCTGTAAATGAGTCGTCTGCGTCCAAAAATGCCAAATACTGGCCCTTTGCCTTTTTCATACCAAAATTGCGAGCCTCAGCAACGCCGGAATGCTTGATTTTGTAATACTCCCAGCCATAGCGTTTACAATAGTCTTCACATATTTTACTAGAGCCGTCCGTAGAGCCGTCGTCCACTATAATACATTGAAAATCCTGTTCAGTCTGGTCCACTAGGCTGTCTAGACAACGCTCAAGAAACGGTGCTTTATTATAGACTGGTATAATAAGACTTATTTTCATAGGCTTATTATAACACATAGCAAAGCATTGCTTCATAAGATATAACAAAAAACCACCGTCTTAGGTATTTCTCCGTTCGAGCGGTGGCCGAGGCCTCCTGTCATTTCAGGCTATGGGCTACTTACCAACAGACCTGCGCCTAGCCTCTCAGCTGTAATTCTATTATACCACCAAAAAACCACTATTTCTAGTGGCTTCTTGGTATTAGGTCGTTCCAACTTTTATAAGTAGGATTACCATAATTATACGCCTATTCAATTACATAGTCAATGCGCTTATTATACCAAAATATTCGCTTAATTCAAAATCTACCCCTGTTATTCGCCATTTTTCTTGCGTTCTGTTAAATCAACCAACGGCTTTGGTGCTAGTATCTCTGTTTGGCTAATCTCTTTGAATTGCCCACGGAGTTTGCTTAATAGCTCAATTGCCTTTGGGTCGCCAGTCTGTGCCTTTAAGTTAAGCCTAAACATCATACCAACATCGTTAATCATATCTTCGTCTTCGATACCCGCTTCCCTTAAAATAGCTCTGTTCTTTTGCGACTTAATATCTAAGCCCCCAATCATTTCGCCAATTTGTGCAAGGGTTTTGCGTTGCCTTTTTGCCTTACCACTAGCAATGCCACCCTTCTTGCCTATTTCTCGTGCTTTTTCCGTGCTAAGTGGCACTAGGTTTTGTTCATTTGCCATATTCTTCTCCCATATCTAAATTACACAAATACATAATATCGTCACGACTTTGCGCTTTAAGATTTAACGTTAAATCAGTATCTTCCCATAGCATACCTCTTATATTTTGGGTAGGGATTACAACATAAGCATACTCTTCAAGTCTAAGATTCCTTAGCCCCATCTTTTTTCTCCTTTCGCTTAGCCTTCTTTTGCTCTTGCCTTAAAATCTTACAAACCTCTTTGTAAATATCTTGGTCTGGCTCTTTTTTTGAACCAAAGATATATTTTTCAACTAATTTATTC